TAGCGTCCTCGATGGATAGGCACTCAACCTTGACTGGTCCCGATACTTCGGGGATTCCCTCTGCTGTTGTTACGTCTTGGAACGGCATCTCTGTCTCCTTATATGTTGCTGTTTATCCAATGATCAGACGCACGGCATATAGCTCCATTACGGCAGCCCATGCTCGTGCAATAACTGGCAAACTATCCTCCTCCCATCGCGTGTGATTCGCTTTTCCGGTCAGCGTCCGTGGCGCGTATAGTGCCACAGCAGCTTCAACGGCGTAGTCGTTAGCTTTCAGCAGCTCAATATAGCCCGCCAACTGGACGCCATGCTCGGCGAAATTGCGCCCAGTTTTCAGGTCCAGCACGGTGAGCTTACCGTTCAGCATTCCATACCAATCTGGCGTTCCGCCGAACCCTACACGCGCTATGAGGGGCTGCTCGACCAGGATCGGCTCCCACTCTTTGCCCTCAAACCAGTTACGAGCGTGGTATAGCGGCACCTTGGCTGCCTGCTGGATGTCTTGCGGGTACTCGCTCTCGTCTAGTGACGGCACCGCAGGCCCACCCAACTCGGCAAATACGAGCTCATGCGCCAGAGTGCCGATCTTAGCCATCCGGTCTCTCACGACCGTATGCGAGCGGCCTGCCAAACCCTCACGGTTTGCCCATTCAATCAATCCTGGCTTAGGCCAGCAATGATCAAGTATTTGTGTCACCGATGGTAGTCGCTGCCCCTTCTCATTGAGGTATTTACTCGTTGGCACTGAGGTCTCCCTGTATGAACTGGCGCAGAAGTTCGGCGCATGCGACAGCGACGATAATCGCGAGCGCAATCATGAGACCAGTGCCTTGAACACGAGCGCGTAGCTCGTGCTGCCGGGTCGCATGTAATCGACCAATTCACCCGCATAGGTGAGGTCATTTATTGCCTTGAGGTCAGCCTTCAGCCCCCCGTCACGCGCCAGCATGACCACGATGTCTGGGTGCGCTTGCGCTAGCTCTTGCAGGTCAAGCGTTCCGCTCGCTTGTCGCTCTTGCAACTTAGCGGCCACACCGTTCTCGCCATCGACCAGCTCAGTCTCCTCGGTGACTTCCATGTAGCCCTTGAGGATGCGGCTCATAGCCTTGTCACGCTCGCGGTCGTCTCTCATCTGCTTACGCAACTGCCACAGGTCGCCCACGTACTTCTCTGCCTCTGATTGGCTAGTCATTGGTGGCGGCCTTGATCTGGACCATCCACTCATCAGCGAAGTGGTCACTGGGCAAGATGTAGTCGTTGCTCGTCTCGAGCGTTGCCAGGCGCGCACGAGTCATCCCAAGCGCCTCAGCAAGCACCGTCTGGCTCACCTGAGCCCTCCGTCGCTCACCCGCTAGGTAGTCCATCGTGATCACGCCCCGCCAGTTATCAGTGTTGAGGGCACTCATCAGCGCACCTCCATCAAGCTCGGCATCGTGTCAACGCGCTCGCTCACTATCTCTAGGCGCAGTACCAGATTCTCATGTGGCACGTCATCGCCGGCGCTGTAGTCCGCTCTCCGGTTGACGACGATTTCGCCGTCATCCGGTATCGCGCCAGTGTCAAGTCCCTCGCCCAGCGCCTGGTATAGCGCCCGCGCTGTCAACGGGTACGACACATCAGTCAAGTGTGCGTACGACGCTCGCTTCGTTTCGCTCCACTGTGTTGCGTTCCAGTCCATGCGTGTCCTCCTATTACTCTCGTAGACAAACATCGTAGCACAATGCTACCACAGTGCGGACACACACAAAACAGCCCCCTCGAATAGGAGCACGAGGAGGCTGTCTTGCTTAGGCTGAGAGTGCGTTTGCACTCGCTTCGATTTACTCGGTAGCGCTCCCAACCTTGTCACGTATTGCCCTGTATGCGGCCAGCGCAAGGGCACTTATAATCGGCGTATATTCGGGTGGCAGACCCCAATCGCCCACTTGCTCGGCGAGCATCAGCAACGCTGACGAGGCGGCGATGACCACCAGGTCGCGCAAACCTTTTTGAGCCGTTCGTGGTACGGGTAGTTTCTTATTCATTCGTTAGCTCCTTATTCGGATCTCATAAATATGATCCCCGCCGTCGGTACGGATCGGGGTTGCCCCTCGAGACCATGCCTCAGCCCATCGCTGAGAGTCGAACGGTCCAAGAGGGGGCGGTTTGTTGGGGTCATTCTCTTCCCCTGGGGGGACGACATGCGCTAATAGCCACTCAAGATCCCAGTTCGGACCGGGATCGTGTTTTCTTGATTGCGGATCTAGATCGCGATGGCCGATTACCGTGGTGTCGTCGATAGTCATTCCCCACTCCTCATTGAGCCAGCGCAGTATCGTGACGCAGCTCGCATGTTGCGCGTCACTCCATGACGTCTCACTGAAACCAGCAGCACCGATCCCCACGGTATAGTCGTTTGGGTTCGTATTTTTGCGGTATCGAGACCACGTGACCAATGAGGGATCAGGCACCCTCCCGGCATGAAATGACCGCATCGAGATCGGTACATACTGGGTAGGAGTTCCATCCTCGTCTATAACGAAATGGTAGCTCGCCTCGTGCTCAACAGGTCGTTTCTCTGCGGCCCATACGTCCATCGTCGCACGATGTCCCTGTATGACGTGACAGACCACGGCTTCTACCTTGCCAAGCGTGCGTGTACCAGTGGCGTTCGTAGGCTGCTGACGCACGCCCGGCAGCCAGTCGTTAGGCATGATCATATCCTCGATTTACTGTCCCACAGGGCATAAGCGATAAGTGCAATCGAAGTCCCCAGCGTATGCACGCGAGTCATTATGCCGCCATGCTCTGCCTCTGTGTCATCCATTCTATCTTCCAGATCAGCCACTCGCTCGTCCATTCGTGCACTGAGTTGCAACAAACCTTCGCGACTATTGCCCAACAGTGCAGCCTCAATCCTAGCCAATCGACGATCGATATCAGCCAGCCCTGCTGTATCAGGCATTACTGAACCACTCTAAAATGATCAACATCAGAATAATAAAAAGCAGAACCTCTAGGAAGGTTCTGCCGGCCATTCGAGTCCCGCGCCCTGATTCAGGTCAGGCACCGTTTCAGGCATGTCTCTCAGTGCTTGGCGATAGGTTGCCCACGCGGATCGCTGGCTCTCATTGAGCGGTGACCCTTCCAGTTGCGTCCAGTCTGACTGAGACAGTTGATCATTGCGCTTCTCTCTTTCGAGCTCAGTCCACGGAACGACTGAAGCAATGATCTCGGCGTCGATATGAGGGTTGGTATCGGTGGTGACAACCTCGAGATCAGACGCATCAATGCTAAACGCCTGAGCTACCTCATCAATGGCGTCAGCATCGGCACTCATTCCCTCGAAACTGTCGCCGCTCGTACCATCCAAGCGGTCCACAAATTTGCCCGTGGATATCTGCCTGTAGCCTCGGTATAGATTCGAGGCTGGAAAGTTAGAAGTCATGATACCGCCAAGCTATACACTGCCACGAATCCAAGCGTGGCCGTTCCGCTGGTGTTCGTCGTTTTGGCCCCGATCACAATATCCGTGATCGTTGCCGTGAAGCTTACGTTATCCAGATTCGTTGCCCCCTGAAGCCCGCTTTCCCATCTATCAAGACTCCCATATGCGCCTGCCGTGCCGGTCCAACCGCCCATCTCATACCCTGAGATACGCGGCCCCATGAAAGTCGTCTGGAAACCTTCCGAGTTATTGTCTCCGTCTTTGGCTATGTCGCGTAACGAAGCATTTACTTCAGTGGTGTTATACTTCCACACCCCGCCGCTCTTGCTTGATGCGGCCCCTGAGCTGCCCTTCCATGAGCACAGCACCACAATGGGCTTGCTTGCAGCGATGGATAGTCCAGTAATGGTAGCGGCAGCAGCTACGGATGTTGAACTCGTGGTAAATGGTGTCGTCGTTCCACCTTCATACGTCCATGAACCACCCGCAGCCGTAGCCCATTCAGGTACGCCGCCAGAGGACACGCTGTAAACTTGGCCCTCACTGCCGATTCCTAGTCTGGCGAGCGTGTTATCACCAGTGGCGTGCACTGTATCGCCACTGGTGGTCACTACGCCCGGAGCCGTCAAGTCAATATTACCGGCAGCGCCGAGGAATTTATTCCAGTCTGCGGCAGTCACCGTGTCACCCGTTGAGCGAGTTATACCATTTTCCCAAGCCATGATCTCTTACCCTTCTAGCCCCAAAGCTGCGATGTCCCTAGTTTTGCCGATCCGAGCACGAAGGCCACGTCGTTGCCCTCGGTTGATTCAAGTGTGAATTTCGTGGTGTACATACCCGGCCTCAATTGATGCGTGATCCCGCTGATGTATCCATCCTGGCTGATAACCGCACCCCCGCCAGGTGGCGCAAATTCCACCGTCACCCGGTCACGTATCTTGCGCGTGAGCGCCTGAGTCATGAGGTCGGTATTCGCTTGAGGTGCAAGATTCACCTCCTTCACCCGTACACGCGGGTCTTTGTACACGATGATAATCGTATCTGCTATCGCATCCAGTGCGGCATCGGTGCTCGTCATAAGTGAACTCTTTGAATAGGAGCGCTTCCCATACGCGAGGATGCTGTCAGAATCATCAGCCGTCTGGGCGGAGCCGCCCGTGCGCGTAAGGCTTACATCGTTCCGGATCAGCATCGCATCGTAGTCGAGCCTCACGTCCGTAAGGGGCAGTGCAGCAGTCCCGAGCGTTGCCTGTGAGGTATTGCTCGCTGTATCTGAGAAGATGCTGTTACGGCTCTTCCATACGACAGCGTTATTCACGTCAACGTACATGGCACCTTGCTCTGAGTCCTCACTTGTGTTCATAGCGCTTAGACAGCTTACGCCCGCGAACGCAGTCGCCTGGAAGGTCTCATCACCTGTGTCAATTTCACGCGAAACAATGCCGCCAGCGTTGAGTATCTCATTCACTGCGACGTCGCTTGTGCCTGCCGAGGTGGTCTTGGTGATATCCGCTCGCTGCATGTCTACCATTCGATCAGTGGCACTCAGTTGGGTCGTGGCATTCTTCATCTGTTGGTAGCTCATACCCCAGTCAGTCACCTGTCCCGTGAATACCCGATGATCAGCTCCACTAGTCGGGTGCGTGATATATACCCTGACCCTGCGACCGGGCAAGAGGTTGCCATAGTGGGTGCCTGCTGCATTTAGGGGGTCGAACACGCGAGTGGTATTGTCGAGTGTGATATTGCAGCGCCCTGGCGCGAATCGCTGAAGCTCACGAGAGCGGCCTCTCGTGACCGTGACGCCCTGTACGTACGTGGAGATGTCCGTGTAGTCACTATCTGCATCTGGTGAGCCTAGCTGTACAGCGCCTAGACCACCCTCGCCCAGCAACCAGCCCGCATTCTCTGCTCCCTTATCGAACCTGACGAGCACCTTGACGGCGGGATATGCGACGGCTGCCATTAGTTTGTCGCCGAGAGGAGATCACCCATTGGCCCCCCGCTATCCTTATAGATTTTTGCGTATTTAATAACTTGCTCGCCTGTCGCTACTGGGTCCGTAACAAGGCCGGTCATATTGATGATGTACGTGTCGCCTCCTACGTTCCTGCCTGTACGGCTCAACATAAGAGCTTCTGCGTGCGCTGCTTGGACGGTAGCGAAGCTGCCCATCAGGCCGCTGCCAACCCCCGCTCGCTGCTGTGCTATCTCTCCACCAGTTAATATGTCCCCAACACCCCCTGCGACACCCTTTATGACGCCAAATATATTCCTAATCCCCGATTTAAGCCTCTCCGGCAGCAAGTCGATCGCTTTTTTTATCTGGTCCCACAACCATTGTCCGATCTTGCCCCCAAGTGTCTTAATTCCTTTTAACAGCGCCTTGCCGATTGCTACCCCAATGTCGAAGAACAGCGGGATGATCTGGCCGAAGAGGGTGAAAAAGAGCTTGATTTGATCGACGATATCTTCAAAAAGACCGATGATAGTCTCCTTGAGTGCACGCCACGCGCCCGAGAAGTCACCCGAGATCAGCAGCATCAACGCATCAAACAGTCCCGTGATAAGGTCGAACGCCATCTCGAGGCGACCTGTAACGATGTCGATCACGGTCATGATAATCGGCTCGATCTCGTCCCAGTGCTCACGCAGGAAGTCAACGATACCGCCGAACACAGTCTCAAACACTTTCTGGATGTTCTCGATTGCAGGCTTAATGGTGGCATCGAAGTAGACCAAAAACTCGTCAAATTTCTCCTGTAAAAACACGAAGAACTCGTCCATTTTAGGCTTTATTAGCGTGATAAACGCCTCGAAGACCGGCCCCAAATTATCGCGTATCCACACCACGAGCAGCTTGATGCCGTCTATCAATAGCCCGATACCATCGACAAGCGCCGACAGTGCTGGCTCAAGAGCAACGACCGCCTGGTTCTTTAGCAGCGTTAACTCGTCACGCCAGGTCATCGTATCGGCAGCGACCGCGTTGATGGTGTCTGAGCCACCAGCGATCGACTCCATGTAGTCATCAATCGAGAACCGGCCCTCGAGAATCGCGGCAGCCATATCGCCACCAGCACGCGAGCCGAAGGTCTTCATGGCAAGGCCCGTCGCTTCAGCGCTCGGCCCGAGTTCGGTGATCTTGGCGATCGTGTCCGCCAGCCCCTCTCGCATCGGGATGCCCTCACGGGCGAAGGTGGACTGCGCGATCTTGAACGCCCCGAGCACGAGCTCGGCGTTGACCCCCTCCTTCTCCCACTTGGACAGTAGCGCGGTCGATTCTTCGATGCTGAATCCAGCAGCCCGCAACGGTGCACCGAAAGCCACGAGAGTTCCAGCGAGCTTGTCAAAGCCCACACCAGACACTTGCGTCGCCCGAAACAGCATGTCCATCGTTTTCTTGGACTTACCAGCCCCGATACCCCAGTCTCCGAATACACGTGTGGCTGACTTGACCGCTGTAGTGGCATCTACGCCCGAGACTCGTGCCAGGTTTAGCACCTGCTTTGACATCTCCTGAAGTGGCTTCCCAGTCAGGCCCATACGGGTGTTCAGCTCGGCCATCGCCTCGGATGCAGTGGCAAAATCAGCCGGTACGCCCTTAAGAATTTCCTTGAAGTCGCCCTTTAGCCCTTCAAGATCCTTACCAGTCGCCCCCGTATTAGCTCGTATAGTGTTGTAGGCAGACTGAAGCTCGTCACCCATCTTGAGAGCAGCAATCCCAATTACACCAATTCCAGCACCTACGCCAAGCGCCGCTATCTTGAGATTCCCGATACCCTTCGAGGCCTTAGTAGTATCAGCATCAACGGAAATCTTGATTTCGTTCGCTTGAGCCATCGAGCTACTCTTTGTCCTCGGTGTCTTTGTCCTCGGTGACTTCCATCTCATTGGCGATGGATATGTAACTCAAGACACGTGAATCTTCCTGCAACACTACTGAGGGCAGTACGCTATAACGACGAGCAATCCCGTCAATGAGCATCGCGTGATATGCAGCAGTCGGCATCGTTACCTTTCTGCCCTTGCTATCCACCCCACCTCCAACGTGCTTCGCACGTCGGATGTCCTCCATCAGACTAAAGGGGCATTATTCACCGCGTTCACCCATGCTGTTATAGTCTCGACCGCTACCCTAAATGGCAACGAGCATATCCCTTCATAGTTCACTGGAATTTGACTTCCATCTTCATCAATAAAGCCCCAGCTCTCTACAATTTCCTCAACAAACCGTCTGAAAGCTTCATCGATTTGCTCACTCACGAGTGCCTCTTGGATACCCAAGAACACCCCCAGCGGAACATCCAGCCGACACCGAATTTCGGCACCAGCCAGCACTTCCTCTTCAAACTCGATCACCGCCGTTCGGCGCGTTATCTGATAGGCCACTGAGTCCTCCGATCAGCCCATATGGATATGTTTATTCAGCTCGCTATACGGTCGACCACGCTGGGACAGTACCGCTCTGGAGCGACAGGTTGGCAGTCCAACCCATAGAGCCATCCGTACCCCGGCTCAGGTCATACGCACTTATAAGCATCTCCATTGCCATCACCGGTTTTCCCGAGGTGTTACCCCCCAGAGCGTAGGTAACGGTGCGCGTTCCACTCAACGTTGAGAACACCGTATCCGCGCCTGTCTGATTGAATACGCCCGTGAGAGATATGGTGCCATCACCGAGTGATATCAGGCGCTCCCTGGCGCTCTTATCTACACCCGTTATGTCGATTAGGTCTTGCCCTATATTTAGCGTGATACTCGTAACATCGTTACTGATATCGACAACGCTCCCGCCCGAATTATCGACGGCGAGGTAATCGCCTAATCCTGAAACCTTTGCCATAGCCTCTGTCCTTTCTGATCCCTACTTTTGACTAACCGGCTATATGCCGGATCACCCTCTACTAAAACCGACAACGAACACCAGATTCGAGAACGTACCCGAGGTCACGACCCTCAAGTAACGCCCCGACGAGCCTGCTGCCGTTACGCGCTCAGATGTGCGCCCTGTGACAGAGGTGAATACGGCCTTCGTTGAAAAGCTGACATTATTTCCAGAATCTTCGACCGTCACGGTAGCCTCGCCCGAGGCTAATGAGATTACCTCAAGGTAGGCAGCGGGAGCCGTACCGCTAGCTGCTGCTCCCTCATCTACTGAGGCTGAGGTAGTCGCGGACGAGTCCGTCTGTGTGCTGCCAGTGGTCAACAGCACTCCGTTCTCCACACCAGCGCCAGCCGTACCTTCATAGCTGGCTGTAGTTGCAACAGCGGAGCCGGGTGAGCGCGTGACGTTGTAGTCCGCCTGCTTACAGTCGAGGCCACTGAAGGCGTCGCCCCGGCTCGTGCCATAGGTCACGAGTACAATCTGATCAGCCGTTGGCAGTTTGCCCGAGTTCGATGTCCACGCGGCGTGAGATCGTCCCGAGGCGGCATCGAACCAGCCATTCACAGCCATCTGTGCAGTATTGAGGCCGATTATTCTCTGGCGGGCCGAGGTATCCAGAGCGGTCGTATCCAGAAGCTCTTGCTGTGCCGATATTCTTGAGATGGCAGAGATATCCGTGCTCAGGTCGAATCCAGCCGCGTACAATCTGACTCCGAGACCGTTTACCTTCATACGTCATTTGCCTCCTTCACGCGCCCATTCTTCAGTAACCACTCAACGTCTAAGTCACTGGGAGCGCCTGAGAGGCTGTCTCCTGCCTCACAGCTCCATTCTTCATGTGATAGGCCCGTCACTGCCACTAAGCCCTTCAGCGGCGGCGTAGCGGCCTTCTTGCGTGCCATGTTCAGCTCCTCACTTACGGTGCGATCGGGTATTCCCCATAGATGTCAACAGCGAACGGGATGGTTACCTGTCGAAACGCGACCCCGCTCAACTCGATATACCCCGTAGCAGCGTCACCTGGTCGGCTGTCTGTTGCGTTACCACCCAGCGCACTGTCGGCGCGGAGGGCTGTCTTGATACCAACAATCGCATCCCACATCTCGTCCTCGATGGTCTCACGTACGTCCTGGCTCGTCTGCATACGCCAGAAGCATCGGATGGTGAAGAGCGCGATGGTGCTGACGTCCCCCAGCGTCTCGAAGTCGTCCGTGTGCGACGTGAGCCAGAAGGCAGCGGTCGGAGTGCCGGCGATCGCCAATGGCTCACCCACGTAGACCGCAGTGAACGTGGGCGATGATACGGACGAGAGCGCCGTATCGATGGCTGTAATGACGCCGGCGCGGCTCATCTAAAACTTGCCCCCACCACCGAGTTTTTTCGCAACAGCCTTGCCGCACAGCTTATTAAGCTGGCGCATATTCTTGTTGAGTTTGGTGCGTGCATCCTTGAACATCCCATAACCAGACCACAATTGCCGCCCGCCTCGTTTCCCCGTCTCAATCCAGTACGCGTATGGCAATGGCGCGCCACTTGTGGCACCGCTCTCGACTATGAATCCAGGACCATCCAGCATCCTGAACCCAATCGAGCCTCGTAGACGACCTGTTACCCATCCATGGCCTGGCTTAAGCGGGTGCTGAACGTCAGCTACAACTTCGGTGGCCAGCTCCTTCAGACAATCCATAATCGCTGCATCTATCTTATCGCCAGCATCGCGGGCGAAGATTGGACCCTTCAGCTCAACCCTTGATTCCTTGGGCATCAGAATATGACGCCCGCAGCATTTTGGGAGACTCTGTAATGGTCTAATGAGCGGATCGCGTCCATGATCTCGACGCGGGACCGCACCCTGATGCCTGCTTCACCGCTGCCAAGAGTCTCGGTAATGCCTAAATCACGGTCACGGTAGAGCACTCGAGCCACGTCCGAGCACACTGATACGACATCGCTCGGATACTCGTATCGCTCGACTGTAGAAGCGTCCGAATGCGTGGCTGCTGTGGTCCCGTTCACGCCCCGGATCACGGTCAGATCATTGGTGGAGATTGAGCGGACGTACATCTGCTCGCTGTCCACGATCAACGTGTTGCCAGGACTAAACACAGCGGCACTCGTCACCGCAACGGTCGTCGCTGTCGTTGACGTAATTGCTGCGCTTAAGGTCGTGGTATCTGGTGCGGTGTCCTGGGTCCAGCCCCACACACCCGCAATCGTGAGGGTCTGTTGCCCCGCGTTGAATGCTTTCGTCGTTTCAGTCGTGAGCTTGAGACGCCAATAGCGTGATCCGAGGTCGTTTTGAGTCCCTTGATACGGATCGAGTAGGTAATCGTTTGATAGCCCCTCTGTGAGCGTCTCAGAGGTCGTACGGTCTGTGCCGCTGTATGAGGTGACGGTCGTGGCTGAGAGCAGCCAGCGGTCAAGCGGTAGCACAGCATGGCGCGATCGTGTGGTCTCGATGCCACCGTTGGCGGAGACATTAGGGAAGAATGGACGGTCGTCAAACACCAGCGGACCCGTACCGACGTCATAGCTCCGCGTTTGCGTAGTAGGTCCGAACGACTGATTACCCACGAACGTATTCACCATTTGGCTGGCACGCTCGAGGAGCACTAGCAATTGAGCCGCGTCGGACGTCCAGCCGCTCGCGTACGCAGTCCCAGCGAGCGATTCTCTAAAATAATCCGCGTCACTATACGTGTGATAGACGGTCATGCTGCGCCCTTCGAGATAGCGTGGTGGTGCCCCCCTCGCCGCACGTCGGAGGGCGTACAACGAGGAGAGCACGCGCAGATAGGCGAGTCACAACGGGAGAACCCCATTGAAACTCTGGCTGTGAACACTCTATTTGTCCTCGTCCACCTTCGAGGCGTTCTTGTTCGAGCTCGCCTTGGCAACCTTCGAGAAGCACTCACCGTGCTCTTTCAGGATCGCGGCTGGCACCTCATAGATCTCGCCTCGGTTGTAGATGACGTCTGAGCCAGCGATGGCCAGCATCTCGATGCATACAGCCTTCGGCATTCATACCTCCTGTCATGTGTTGACTGCCGCCCGCCTGGGTTGACCCCTTGTAGGCGGACGGCAGTCTCTTGCTTGCGCGCTTTTAGCGCGTTACTCCTTTATCTACTAAGCAGCTCGCAGGATTCTGAACGCATCGGCAACTGCCATTCGTCCATCCCCGCGTGCCGTAGCGAAGAAGCCCACCTGACCATTCCCCATATAGAGGGAGTCGTTTCTACGGACACTTATACCGGCCCTTTCGAAGATCATGAAGCTCTTGAAATCACCCGCCACACCCACCTTCTCGGTGGAGGTGATGCTGGTGCCGAGGCCGGATCCAGTGACGTCGCTATACACGACGGGACGTCCCATAAGGAAGGCGTCCGGTGCGTTGGTGAGATCGCTGATGGCGTGCACGCCAGCGGCAGTAGTGCCGATCCCGTTGATTAGACCGCCCAGCTCGCTGGTGAACACCCAGGCGAAGCCTTCTGATCCCCTGTGTTGGGCTGGCACATCGAAATAAGCGGATACGACGTCCGCAGCCACAATCGAAGTTGCGTTGGCGAGCGTGAAGTACGTCGTAGACGCACCAGCGCCGTCCGTGCCGTTGACGATGCCCTGGTACGTTGGTCCCGAGCCGTTCCCGCCCGTGATCATGGCCTGAGACTTGCGACCCCACGCGGTGCCGAAGATCCCACTGAGCAGGTTCGGCAGATTCGGAATTGAGTCTGCCAATAATTCATCGCTCACGCGAATGAGGCTTCCGTACTTGCCAGTGGTGAATGCCACCTGCCCCACAACGGGAGTGCTCTCCACGCCAGTGAAAGCGGCTTCCTCGGCGATCCCGGTGAAAGTGGTTCCCGCAAGAGTGGGTAGATACCCGTCCTTACCCGTCACCCTCACGACCGTGCACTTGTCACGGAGCTGTCCACCAGGTGCATCCGGGATGGAAAAATTCTGATTCAGAAATTCTTCTGGAACAAAATATCCGCCCTCGTTGTCGGTTCCCTCTTGCATGGCTTTGGTCTCATCTGGCGATGCAGTGCGGAAGAACGAGTCTTCTGATTTGGCAGAGAACCACCGGAGCCATACGTCAGATTGGTACTGTGCCTCAGCCTTCACGTTGTCGCCTGCCTTGGCGAGAATCCATGACGGCTGTGCCATAGCTGGCAAGTCCCGACCGAGGTCAGACTTCACCCAGCCAGCCGGGCGGTAGTTCGCATCCACGTGACTGAGATACGTGCCATCGGCGCGCTTGATGTTCTTGCTGTCCTCAGCAATGTCGCCAGCCGCCACGGGCACCGTGTTCAACGGCTGCATGTCGCTCTTCATCGCTGCCTCTAGGCGGCGAGTCAGGTCGCTCTCGGTCTCAGCCTCGGTCTGTACTGCTTCCATCTCTTCGGTCAGCGTTCGAGCGCGATCAAGATCGCCCGTCTCGAGTGCCTTCTCAGCCATCAGGCGGAGACTCTCCGCGTGGCTGAACTTGTTGATTTCCTCACTCACTATCAGTTGTCCAATCTTTCTTTGAATACGTTTTTCGCCCGTCGCAGTCGAGCGGTCAGCAGTCTGGCCACCAATCCCTCGCTCGCGTCGGTTTCGGCAGGCACGCGATCAGCCCGGACTTCGGCGGCAATGTCGGCGGCAGTAGCGTCCGGCAATGCGTCCTTGAGCTCAGGCGGCTCGAGGCCTCCATCTTTTAAGTGTTTGGCAAGGTGCTTCCACACCCCTTGCTTATCCGATTCGGGGATAGTGGTGCCCCCGCGAGCACCATTAAGAACCCCGATTCCTGTCTGGCAGGCGACCACATTGGCGTCGCCAACGTTTCCGCCGCCGCTGACTTCATGATGAATAAATCTGTAAGAGCTTTTGGCGTCCGGGTTGGAGCCATAATTTAGGTACGCAAACGCCTCTTCATACGCAGCCTTATCATCCCTATTTAACCGACGCGTATTATCTGCACCGCTCCACGGCTCCTGAATAACCCCTGTGTCGTGCGGTGGGATGACTATCTTCAGCTCATCAGTATCCTCGGCTACTTCGCTCTTCGCGCTAATCGTGGCGGTGTCGGGGCTTGCGCCTCGAAGCACTGATGACACCTCTACCCAATCGAGATCCTTGATACGGCGAACCGCTGTTCCGTCCTGCCTGTCCATCTCGACAGCGCCGTCCGGGATGTTGAACCCCACGGACCACGACCTCACGAATCCACCCGAGACGTTACTAAACGCTTCACGTCCCATCTGTGTGTCCAAATTGAACTGGATACGGTTATAAAGTCTCGCCGTACCGTCCTCAGACTCTACGGATAAAGCAGATATGACCTTGCCTACAACGGCGCTCGGGTCGTGAGCAACCAGTGCAGGGATTGGGAGATTGTTCTTGATGGAGTTGTCGAACGCACTGATCTCGATAATGTCGAGGTCTGAGTCCACAATTCCCATTGAATTAGTGAACGCCTCGACGATCCCAGCCGCCTCGTCTATGACCTTTATGTCGCTAAGGTCTGCGATCTTATGTTCCATCAGTAGCTCTCCCCTTCACTAATGACGCTCGCCTGGCGCATTGCCCAGTCGAGGCTCTGCCCCGGATTCAACGGATTCCCGCCCCACAGCAGCCAGCTCACAGCACCGGGACCAGGCCAATCGCTCGACTCTGGCTTGCTGTTCGCCGCTGCCTCGAGGTCGCTCATATGTCGCTCGAACCACGGCCCCATGCGGAGCACCTTCGCAT